ATAAATGTTACTATTAAGTAAAATAAGATTATAGATGAAAAAACTGGGAATAGTTTTTATTTGATCAGGGATGGTTATAAATAGTAATAGTTATTGGAGTTATGGAAATAATGGAGCGAGTACCTTGGTTATAAAGATTATGAGCATTATAAATTGTAATCGGAGACGAATTATTTGTATATTTATAAGAAAGTGTAGGTTACTACTAAAAAAATTAGCTAATTACCCGGGACAATTAGGGATTGGAAGTTGATAAGAGAGGGTGCCCTATTATAGGTCAAACATGAGAAGAGGGAAATAGTTGATAATCTCTAAGTTTTGTTTGCAGGCGGTCAATAAAGTGTGCCTCAGTAAATTTTGTCATCGAGCTCTGTTAGGGAGGGATAATTTGAGTAATTGTAATAGTCTGATAATAATTAGGTTAGCGAAATCCCATAATAACAGTAATAAGAAGTTGTCATATTATAACAATAATTATAGGAGTAATCGCAGTTTATTATTGATATGGAATAGAAGTGTGAATAGTATGTAATGACTTTGAAAGCAAATTTAGAGGAGGTAACAAAATAGCATTAACTATTAGCTAGCAAATTAGTTAATTAGTAGGAATAGTCCAATCATTAGATCTAATAAATTAACACACTTCAGTAATAGTGTTGCGAATAATAGGACTAGAACCAATGGCATTAGATAGAGAAGGAAGGTTTAAAAAGCTAAGTCGAAATAATGAAAATGGAGGCTGCAATTACGAGTAGATAGTTATAAGATTTAAATATTTAATTATAATAATTATAATCGTCTTACTTGAATAAGTAATTAGAATTAGCAAGATTAAGTGCAAATGATAATAATTAAATTTATTTAGAGTAATATTAGCAAGTTGTTAGAGAAAGAGATAAGTTGTTAGACGATAAGAGTTGTTTGCAATATGCATATGAAAGAATGAGTTCAGATTTGAAGATGAAGTGTGATTAATTAACTTAATATAAGATTTAATTTCTAGAAGAGAAAGAGAGGGGGGAAGCTGACGTTTAACTGAGAATAAGAGGAATGAAGTTGTTAATAGAAGAGCGTGACACGTAAAATTAATAGCTATAATAACAGCTTAAGGCTAGGGATACCATGGTTCAATAGTTAGTGGCTGTTAAGGATTAATGTGATTATTTGACCGATTGTACTAAGAATAATACTATAACGTAAATAAAAAGGGCAGCTGCCAATTTTAAGTTATAAAAATCTCGTCTCGTTATTTAACCTGCTTAGTTGTATTAAGAGGTCGTTAGCTACCAAAGGGATTATAATTAGATTGGAGTTGGTGATCACACTATATAAGATTAGGATCTCAAAATGAACACTGGTGTCGTCTAGGTTTAGATCGATTAGGGGCCCGTTGGTATGACGATAGTGAATTAGTAAATTGAAAGATAATGCGGTTAAATTACTGAAGCCATTGATAATAAAAATCTTTTAAAAAATGACGTATAACCTGTCATTGATACTAAGGAAAATGTTAAAGTTACTCGGAAAAAAGGTTCCACCATCGATCCAAAGTGTAAAATGGACGGCAAGGCTAAGAAGGATTGTTCACTCGGTTTTTTTGATTATTTCTTGAGTAAGGAATAGGATTCAAGTGTTGATAAAAAGTTGATTGACAAAGTGTAAGATTAACCATAATCATAATTTAATGATTTAATAAAATAGTAATTTTAATAAGAAAAGAAACAATTGATTGATAATAAGAAATAGAAACTCTCGGCCATTGAATAAAAAATAACTAATATGAAATTATTATAATAAATAAAGAGTGGCAGTTAAGTTACCGATGATTAGAAGAAAGAAGTGACCATTGATAAATAAGATTAACGTTGTAAATAAAAATTAAAGGTTGAGGTAGGCAATGTCATCAGAATTGGCTGTGACATTGATAGTGAAGATGAGAAGAAAGTGCGATATATCGATGGTTTGACTGGCATGGATTTATTTTATGATAAATAGAATGATGAGTATCACTGTCAGGGTAAAAAATTTAATAAGGATGGAAAATTGATTAGTTAGGTTGCTTTTTAGGGGAAGTTTGATAAGTTAATCACACCTGCTAATTTGAGTTTAGCACTTGATGATAAGTTACTTAGGGTTTCGGAGTTAACACGCATTGAGATTAACCAGGTACCGAGTTTAAGGAAATATGTTAAATAATTTAAAAAAAATGTCCCCAGGAACAAGGTGGTGAAGAAGCCCTTTGCTTATTATTTTGCCAAACCGTTGAACCGGTCCGACATATTAAATGCTAGTTAAGTCAATCCGAGTATTGTAAGTGATGAGTAATCTAGAGAGATTTTTGATTACAATTAAAAAATATTATAGTAATGGCTGAACAAGTATCCACAACCAGTGCGCTGGAACAAGAAATGTGGTAGATTGGAGAAAACAGTCAGTTTTGCATAAACATTAAAAACTGGTTATGATGTAATTTAACAGGGTTATCAAGCCGATTCATTTGAATGGGATTCGAAGTGTGTTTAAAATCTCATTTATGCTATGTATTAAAGGCAGTTGGCCGGTTAAGTTAAGATTGACAGTAATGTTCTATAAATCTTCAAATAAATGTGCAGAGAGAGAAATGATCATTATGAATAATAATTAAGGAAATGTGATTGGAGTCATATCAGAGAAACAAATCCATTGGAATTCTTTAAGAATAAAGAGGACTTTACGGCTGATAAGAAAGATGTATATTTGAGGACAGTTATTAAGCAATTGGCTAATCCAGAAGTCGTCTGTAACGGGAGTTACAGATCCATGGTTAAGTCAGGAGAGTGTTTTTAAATGGAAGGTAATGTTAGAGATAATATTGATGATAATTATTTTTTGAAAAATTAACCAAGTCGACCTCGTAATATTTGTGTTCCATCCGCTACTAATTGCGGACTTGCCGTTTGGATTTAGAGTCTGTTGTGGACTAACATTAAAAAAGTTGATAGTGGTTTTATTCAAGGTTTAAATAAAGACTAGATGTTAACGACGTTTAAATAATAATTGTTTGAGTTATGTGAAGATTAGTCATGTGATATATAAGATATATAGAGTGTTAGTATGGATGGGTCAGCATTTGATTCAACGTAGTTTGCAGAATTGATGTAGCTGGTTGATGATGATTAGTGGCGTATTTATCTTGACATAATATTTGAGTAATTTGAATTTAATGAGTTCATGAAACGTTAGTGTCCTGATTTATAGTTACTCAAGTAATAATTGCTAAGCGCTTTCACCGATCATAATAACATTATTTTTATGTAAGTGCCAGATGTTTAGGGGAAATAGTGGCCTAATGATATATAATCCGTTTTTAATCGGGATTGGGGTAATAAGTTCGGATATTATAGTGATGAGATTAGCAATAATTGGGTATTTTTTAGAATTAGAGGGACAACTTTTTCTGGAGATACTATTCATACTACACTTGGTAATACCTCGAGGACACTGGCTTTCAATGATTTAATCAAGTATCTGATGGGATTGGAGGCATGGAAGTAGAGGTATCGTAATAAGAGTATCGTTGATTAGGGCCAATAGATTAAAAATCGGATCGTTACAATAGCAGCAGGTGATGATAGTAATAACTGGATGAAGAAGTAAGATGTGTAAGAGTTTGTTAGATTTGTCCAACTAATATGTTCAGATGTAAAAAGGAGAGATGATGGGCAAGCAATGGGCCTCGGGTAAATTGTCACGGGTATTAAGGTCTCGTCTTGGTGGGATTTCGATTTTTGTTCGAAGTGGTCCTTTGGTGTTGATAATGATATTGACAGTTTGGTCATGTTTAGAGATTATAATAAAACCCTGAAAACAAAATAATATTATTTGAAGAATGATAGTTTGACTAATAATTTACCATTATTACATCCCTTGGCTATGTTAATCGGTTTGTAATCAGAGCACGCCTCAAAGTTATTGGAGGATTACTTTATAGCTAGGATTTATCTTTTGCGAAACGATGAGAAATTAGGGGATATGATGTTTTATCTTGATAATAAGACATTGGAACGAGTAAATGGGAAAAAAGCTTTGGTCACTGTGGACGATACTTATGGATGTGAGGATTATATTAATTAAAAATTAAAGTTGAGTTTTTGTAAGTTATTGGACTTAGCGTCTACTGGAAAGATCCTTTTTTCAGGTAC